TGTGGCGTGGAAAGATGTTGATTTCGAACCTTCACTAAGTGCCTCTTTTGGTAACTTACGGAAGATTACGTTCGCAAAATCAGCTCTTACCCGTCCTGATGTAGAAGGTGTTCGAGCATTCGAACCCATTGCTGCTGTTGCAACGACATTAAGTACTTGGTATCCTGCTTATACGCAGGTATCTGGTACTGCTGCAGCTCCAGAATCACAAATAACTATGATAGTATCCTCGGCTGGTTCACAGTATGAACTAGAAGGTGCTACCATGGAGATAAAGTATCATCGTCAACCGACTGATACTTCTCGTGGTGATTTTGAAGCCGCTGCAGGTGCTGCTGTACCTGAAGCAGATGTTGGCATTCCAGAGATTGATATTCAGATGGTTTCAGTACCGATTGTCGCTAAGACTCGGAAACTGAAGGCTGTCTGGACTCCAGAACTTGCGCAGGATTTAAATGCTTACCATAGCGTTGATGCCGAAGCTGAACTTACCTCAATGTTGAGTGAATACATTTCGATGGAAATCGATCTTGAAATTCTTGATATGTTGATGGCTAATGCTGATGCTAAAGTTGAACGTTGGTCTGCAAGACCTGCGTATGAGTATGATGCAGCTACTGGATTATTTGCAGAAACTTCTGCAAATGCCAGTGCATATACGAAAGGAACTTGGTTCCAGACGTTAGGTAATAAACTCCAATCAGTGTCTAATACGATTCATCAGAAGACACTGCGTGGTGGTGCTAATTTCATGGTGGTTTCACCTGAAACAGCAACTATCATCGAGTCTATTCCAGGATATGCATCTACAGCAACTGGTGATGCAACCAACCAACAGTGGGCCATGGGCGTACAGAAGGTTGGATTGTTAAACAATCGCTTTACAGTTTATAAGAACCCATATATGCATGAAAATGTAATTCTTATGGGTTTCAGAGGAAGTAACTTCCTTGAAACTGGTGCAGTGTATGCTCCTTATGTACCTCTAATAATGACACCATTGGTATACGATCCAACAAACTTTACACCTCGTAAGGGTGTGATGACCAGATACGCGAAGAAAATCGTGCGTCCGGAATTCTATGGTAAAGTTATCGTTGCTGATGTAAACTATGTCTAATATTAGTTTATGTAAGTAGATATATAATAGAAAGAGGGTGGATGTTTTCCACCCTTTTTTTATGCCATTATATTTATAGTTGAGTAATAATATCTTTTTTAGGAGAAAACAATATGGAAGCTATATGGCCAGGTAGTGGTTCAGCAGTAAGTGGAAATACACCTTATGGGTTTTATGATAATGATGCTACATTTCAATCAGAAGCTCCAAAATTCGCAAATTGGTGTGCAAAGAGGCTTGGATACCCTATTATGGAAGTTGAATTACAGGATAAACAATTTTATACGTGTCTTGAGGAATCTGTTTCAGAATATTCATCACAAGTTAATCAGGTTAACATTAAAGACAATTTACTTTCTTTAGCAGGACAGCCAACATCTTCTAATTTTACCCATAAGCACGTAATACCAACTTTTGGGAATCAAATAAGATTAGCAGAACGATATGGTACAGAAGCAGGAGTTGGTGGACCTGTAAGTTGGCAAACTGGATCTATAGCGATTAAAGATGGTACTCAAACATATGATATAAACAAAATATTTACAGATACTACAGGTAGTGGTGCAATAGAAATAAAAAGGGTATTTTATGAAGCATCACCTGCTATTTCAAGATATTTTGATCCATATGCAGGTACAGGAGGGGGATCTATTAATTTATTAGATCAATTTGGTTGGGGAGATTATTCTCCAGCGGTAACTTTTTTAATGATGCCAATTTATGAAGATTTAATGAGAACACAAGCTATAGAGTTTAATGATCAAATAAGAAAATCTTCATATACATTTGAAATGACTAATAATCAGATTAGAATATTCCCAATACCTACTACTAATTTTACACTTAGATTTCAATACATTTCAAAATCAGATAGGGATAATCCTATATATGCAGAGTATAGTGGGTCTGCTAATGTTGTATCTGACTTTTCAAATGCTCAATTTAATAATATGGAATATAAATTTATAAATGATCCAGGAAGACAATGGATTAGAAAATATGGATACTCTTTATCTAAAGAACTTTTAGGAATGATACGAAGTAAATATGGTTCTATTCCAATACCTGGAGCAGAAACAACTCTTGATGGTGAAACATTACGTTCAGAGGCATCTACAGAAAAAGATACATTATTATCACAATTAAGAGAAACTTTAGAAACTACTAGTAGGAGAGCGCTCTTAGAAGCAGATAGAGATGAAGCTGACTTTTTACAAGAAAAGTTAAGAAAAGTTCCCGATCCAATTTTTATAGGATAATATTATGGCAGGAAGATTTTTACCTCAAAGAGATATTGATGTTTTTGAAAGAGTAAATAAAGAACTGATTGGTGATTTACTTAATGCTAAAGATGGTATTATCAATCAAACCGTTACTATATATAAAATATCAGCATACGACACTAAAGTAAATTTATATGGTGAAGCACAAGGTGGAAAAGTGTTTAAACCTGGTGTTAAAGTTGCGTGTTTAATTGAATCTGAAGATTTTGACTTTAATATTGATGAGTTCGGTCCAGATTTAAGGCAAAGTGCAGTATTTAGATTTTTGAGACCCACTTTATTAGAATTACCATTAGTAACAGAAATAGGTGATTTGGTTGAATGGAATTATGCACATTGGGAGATTAGTAGTGTTAATGAAAATCAGTTAATTGGTGGTCAGTATAACCAAAATTGGTCTGTAGATTGTAGTGCACATTTAATTAGAAAAAGTAGCTTAAATATTCAGAGAGTGAGAAGTATTTAATGGCAAGATTAAAACCGTTACCCCGTTCACAAAGAAAGTTAGTTGGTGCTCTTAAAGCATCACCTATAGCAAATAGAGCGCAACAACTATCTAGAAAAAAGGATACTGTTAAAGATGTATCTGTAGGGTTAATGGATATAGATGCGGCTATTATGTACTATTTCAATGAAGTAATAAAACCTACGATTGTTGAAAATGGTGAAGTTGTTAAAGTTCCTGTATATTATGCTAATCCTGAAAGATGGAAAACTATACAGAGGCAAGGATATTTAAGAGATTCAAAAAAACAACTTATAACACCTCTTATTGCTTTTAAAAGAAATAGTATAACTAAGGATGATTCTATTACAATTGATAAAATGAATCCAGAAGATCCAAAACTTCGTTATACATTTGAAAGAAAGTATACTCAAGAAAATAGATATGATAGGTTTTCTGTTTTGCAAGGAAGAACACCATCACGAGAATTTTATACTGTAGCAATGCCTGACTATATGAAAATGACATACGAGTGTATTATTTGGACTTCTTATATAGAACAAATGAATAAAATTGTTGAGAGAATAAATTGGAGTGGTGGTTCATCTTGGGGAGAACCAGGAAAATTTAAATTCATAGTTACTATAGATTCATTTGATGATGCTACTGAAATGGGTGATAATGAAAGATTGATTAAGACTACTTTTAGTTTTTCATTTAGAGGTTATCTTGTACCTAAAGAATTTAATAATTTTATGTTGACAAATAAATCATTTTCACCTAAAACTTTAAAAATTATGGATGAAAGTAGTTTACATTTATCATCTATATTTAGTCCAGATACAAATGCACAAACAGTAAGATATACTACAGGTGTACAAAGTGGATTAGGGGCAGCTTCAGATTTTATTAGAGGAATTGCTGGTCAGGTAGGTAATCAAATACAAGATTTAGAATTTACAAATACCTATGGTGGTGAAACGATGTATATTATGAGAAGTAGTGGAGAACCTTCATCAAGTACAGATACAAAATCTGTATTAAGTTTAGGATATGCAAATACTGCTTATTTTGTAGGTTCTCAACGGTTTGCAGGAAATGCATCATCTTCCGCGGCATCATCATCTTTTGCAACTTATGTACCAACATTAGATTCAAATAAAAGGATGAAAAGTGGTACTGTATATGTATTAGTAAATGGATTAGATCTAAGTTCAAATACTAATCAGACTGATAGTACAAATACTGATTTTTATCTTAATACTAATCAGAGACATATAAATATAAGTAAATTAGGAACTAATGGAACTGGTATAAATCTATTACTTAGTGATTCTGTTCTTGTTGGATTTCAACAGGAGGTGAG